CGGAAATGTTGTGAATCTGCCATTGCCAATGACGTCTTTTGACGGTTTATATAAATGTGCGTGCCAGCTTGCAAAGCCATCTTTGCTAAACCAAACCAAGCCATAATTTAATACCAAGTTGCTTTTACAGGTTTTTTATCAGGTCGCATTCTTCTTGTACCTCTAACGTCAACCGTTTGTGATGTATACGGATCAGTCATTTCTACAGGAATCCCACCTTGTTGCTCGCCTTTTGCGTTAGCACCAAGTTCAGGTACAACTTTTACGTTGTCTCGACCATTTTTTGTTTTTCTAACCATAGTTTTCTCCTTGATTTAGTTTATACCTAGTTTTTTTTAAAATTTCTACCGAAATCATGAATCTTACTTGCATCGGCCATTTGTTGTTTAGCTAATGACACGCCAGCACGTAAACCAGCTAGTTCTTCGTTCTGTTGAAGTTTCGCTTCTTGGTTTTCTTGATTCATTAACGCTCTCATTGTGTCTAGATCTAATCTTTCTTGACCTTCTTGCTCTTTTCTTGCGTTATCTCTTGCTTTCAAGTCAATTTCTCTAGCTTTTAACTTAACAAGTGGGTCACCACCAAACTCACCGCTAATTTTTTCTTCTTCTGCAACATAATCTTTAGTCATTTCTGCAATTAAAATCGCTTTTCTTGCTTCAATTGCATTTGTAATCTCAACAAGACGTCTTTGTTGTTGCATCATCATCGGATTTTGTGTCATTGCACCCATCATAGCAGGATTTTGAGCTCCAGCTGCTTGCATTTGTTGTTGAATTAGTTGTATCTCTTGTAATTCTTCTACAAATTCTAACTGAACTTGCTCTTGTGCCATTAAACTTATGTGTTCAAGTATATTTTTTTGTAAAATTGCTAAAACTGGTGGATTATTTTGCACCATATTTAATCCCATAAAGTGTAAATGCGCATCAATGTGTGCTTTATGGTCTTGGCCAGGAAAAGCTTGAATAGATTTTCCTGACATAGCCATAATATGTTCTAATGCAGGGTCCATCGGCATTGGTTGTGCCGGTGGAGGTAAGATTGCATTAACATTTTTTACACCCAACGCGTCGTACATTGATCTATATGCTTGATACAGATTATGTATTTGAGGATTTGACTGCGCTAGTTGTAATTGACTTTGTGCTAAACTAATTCTTTGCGTTTGTGAAAAGATATTTGGATCAGCAACAGGTAGAATATCTACTCTGTCATCAAAGTCTTGAACTTTAATTTCTCTAGATGCACCAGGTACATCGTATGGATATACTGGTGGTAAGTATGTTTTAAATACTTCTGCTAATAATTTAAATTCTTGTTTAAGTCCAACGTATAATCTTTTGTGGATTGCGGACATTACACGTGAACCACGCTCTAATAATGCAACAGTTGTACCAACAGCCGCTGCTTGATTCATATCTCCAACTTGTGAGTCTGCAATACTTGCAAATCTTTGACCTGCATTAACTACAATACCCATCAATTGTAATAGTGTTGCATCAGGACCTTTGAAAGGTAAAGTCATAAACTGATCTCTGATGTTTCCACCAGGAGCATCTACGTCTCTGAACTCACCAGGTTGTAAAGGTTGTGCATCATCTCTAACTCTTATGCCTCGTGATTTAAATCCAGCTGGTAGATTAGCTAAAGTACCTGCATCAAGTAATTGTCTTAATGCTGCGGTAGCTGTTCTTGTTAATCCACCAATCATGTGAATCAGACCAAAACCATAAAAACCTGTTCCGGGTAAAAATTTAAATTGCACAAAGTAATTTATTTTTTTCTTCAGCGGATCTTCTGCTTTGTAGTTTCTTCTGATAGATAATATTTTATTATTAGACTCTGCAACTGTAATTACATATGGTAATTTAATTCCAGTTGGCTCTTGATCTTCTCCTATATCTTCGTAACCATCTAAATCTAAATTAGTATGTATCTCATACAAAGTGTATTGATCTTCTTGGCCATCTTTAGAAATTCCTTCTAGCTCTAATTTTTTATCTTCTAATTGATTTTCTGTAACAGGAGGTTGTCCTAATTCTATATCTCTATAGAAACCAGACACTTGTTGTTTTCTTAATTCGTTTTCAGAAATTTTAATTACATGCACAACTGCTTCTGCATCATCTAAAGAGTTTGCAGAATAGGGTACGACTAAATCTTCAGCCGGTACAAATTTTGATACCGCCCTACCTAAAAGATCGTCATAATAGACTTTCTTAAAGGTAGATCCGGAAAGAGGGAGGTAAAAAAGCATTTGATCAAACTCTGGTTCGTATTCCTTCATTTGATCCATGATCTGATAGTTCATGAAATCTTTTACCCGTTTTGCTTGTTCTTCTTTTGGCACATCTACGTTACCCAAAATTTGAGTTCGTACTGGTCCATCAGACGGTAGCAATTCTTTGTAAGCTTGCGCTTGAAACTGTGTGACTGCTTCAGCAAGTACAGGGTGATTAACACCTGATGCACCTCTGAAAGGTTCTGTTCTTCTTTCGTATTTAAAACCTAAAAGTTCTAAACCGTCTCTGTATGATTGTTCCCAATCACCACGTGATTCTTTGTATTCGTTATATTGTTCTACAAGTTTTATTCCTAGTGGATCTAAAACTTCTTCGCCTAAAAACTCTGCTAAGTTTTCAAAGTGATTGTCTCCACCTTCAGGAGACGCTGCAGCAGGATCAAAAGAAACTTCGGCACCACCTTCTTCTGTCATTTCTATTTCGACAGGTCCGCCTTTAGTTTCAACTTCTTCTACTTTTTCTTTGATTGCTTCTTCGATCTCCACTTCTCCTGGAACATCGACAGTCGTTTTTGTATTCGGTAATGGTTTATCTATTGTGGCCATTTGTTATTTTACCTTGTTTTAAATAATGATTCAACACCTGAACCACTAATATCAGGCATTGTTATAATTGTCAAATCTACAGACCCACCATCTGCTAGTTTTTGTTTACTATAATAATCTTTATAAATATCTTTATATGATCCGGAAGCTGCCATTGATGCATACGTTTGTGATCCATATATTTGTCCATCAGGACCTTTATACATAAACTCATTATAATTTCCTGGAGAACTATTTGGATTTCTTAATTTTGTAAAACCAGGAAGAACACCTGATTGAGATATATTAGATGGATTATATTGTTTCATAAAATCAGAACTTAAACCAATGTCAGGATTATATTGTGTAGCTTGATCACTAAAAACTCCACCTTTAGAAATAAATTTTCCTAAACCACCAAATTGGTCATCGCCAAAATCATAAGCCGTTCCTCCTGTAAAAGTTACTTTACCTGTTCTAGGATCAACTGCATAAGAAGCTTTTCCTAATGTAGTTGCAAGTGCAGCTTCTGGATCAGTAAATGATCTATCTCCAAAACCTAAAAATTCTTGTCCTTTACGATCAGTTTTAACTCCATAATCTAAATAATTTAAATTACCAGATAGTTTACCACTGTCTTTAATTTGTTTTTGAATTATGTTTTGTAAAGAAGCTTGCATGCTATCTGTAATAGGTGTTCCTTGAATACCCAAAACTCCTTTAGCTGCTTGGAGTGGAATCACTGCAGCATTTCCTAATTTTTGTGCTTGAGTAGAAATTACATCTCCTAAATAATTACTTAAACTTTGTCTTTTTTGTGCTGCTGTTCCTGCTCCCACTTTATCTAAAGCTGTAGCAAAATCTACAGCAGATGCTCTGGGGTCAAAAGTTTGAGATGGTCTAACTCTACCACCAATAGATTTTTTAATTCTTGTAAACTCTTCTAAATTTGTAAGACCACCATCTATTCCTTCCTCTATGTCTCTATAATATCCATAACCATAATCTCCTTCAGGCGTTGACTTATAAACTTCTTCGGCTTCAGTGAGCTCACTACCACCTGTTTCCATATCTCTATCTATTTTAGCATATCCTTTTGAACCTCTGTCAGTATCAAAATATATTTCTGCACTCCCATCAGTTTGATTTACATCAACAGTGATATCAGGTCTGTCAGGATGTTTGTAACTATCTACTCTGCCAGATTCTTTTACTTTAGTTCCTTCTTTCATAACTTTAGCTATAACCATTTCATAAAGTTTCATTCCACCTTCACTAACAGATGCAATACCTTCTTGCACAGTTTCTGATTTAAGAGGTTTAGCAATTCTACCAACGATAGGCATTGATGCTAAACCACCCATTAGTTTCATAAAAGTTCGTCTATCCATTATGCTGATACATCCATAAGTTCTTGTTGTTCTGCAAAGTATTCTAATTTTTCTTCAGGAGTCATTGCATTAATTCTATCCTGTTCTTCTTGTGCTACATTATACAACTCTTTTCCAATTCCTAAACCAGTAATTCCTATGCCCACTGGTGTCATCATAGCACCTACTCTACCTAAAGATAGAGCTCTACCTAGAGCGTTTTGTAAACCTTTACCACCAAATCTTTTAGCTGCTTCTGGAAATAATAACTCTGCACCGACTAAAGGATCTACTGTTGCATCTACAATATTTTTTCCTTCATCTAAATTTTCTTTTACAGTTAGTCCTGCAAATCCTAAACCTGCTGTTGAACTACCGAGTGTAGATAACAATCCAGATAATAATTTACCAGCTCCTTTTCTAACTGTTTTACTTAGTAAAGGTGCTGACGCTACGGCAGCCGTGGGCATTGGATTGTTTGCAGCCCAGTCAAGTAATGTTGCTTGTGAAACTTTATCATCGGTTTGTGGATTTACAAATGC